TAATTTTTATGATAAAATTAATTCTACAAATACTCAAGGATTAACAGGAGCAGCTTATACAACTGCTTTTTCATTATTAGCTAATAAGGATGAATATTCTTATAAAGTAATAACCACTCCTGGTTTATACTATGCTGATTATACTTCTCAATTGGGTACTCTTATGACAACAGTTCAAAATAGAGGAGATGCTATAGCAGTTATTGATTTAGTAAAATATGGAGCTACTATAAATGAAACTACAACCCAAGCCGGTGCTAATAATACTAGCTATGCCGCCGCTTATTGGCCTTGGGTTCAAATTCTAAACCCAGATACAGGTAAATTTAATTGGGTGCCAGCTTCAACCCTAATTCCTGGTGTTTATGCTGCTAATGATACTTCAGCTGAGCCTTGGTTTGCACCCGCTGGTATCAATAGAGGAGGACTATCTCAAGTTATTAGGCCTGAAAGAAAACTCCAAAGATCAGACAGAGACACATTATATGAAAATAATGTTAACCCAATAGCCAACTTCCCAGCTACCGGCCCCGCGGTATTTGGTCAGAAAACATTGCAGAAAAGAGCTAGTGCTCTTGACAGAGTTAATGTTAGAAGATTGTTAATTGAACTTAAGAGCTTTATTGGTCAAGTAGCTAACAATTTAGTATTTGAACCAAATACAGCCGCTACAAGAAATGCCTTCTTAGCCCAAGTTAACCCATATCTTGAAAGTGTTCAGCAGAGACAAGGTGTGTATGCTTTCAAGGTTGTTATGGATGATTCAAATAATACTCCGGATGTAATTGATAGAAATCAATTAGTTGGTCAGATTTTTATCCAACCAACCAGAACAGCTGAATTTATAGTACTTGACTTCAATGTATTACCAACAGGAGCTGAGTTCCCAGCCTAATAATTAAAAACTTAGATATATAATATTTATAATAAAATACAACAATGGCAGTACTAGATCCAAACGAAATATTTTTCACACCATTTGAGCCTAAACAGCAGAATAGATTCATTATGTATATTGATGGATTCCCAAGCTATCTAGTAAAGGCTATTGGTGCTATAACAGTATCACAAGGAGCTCTTGAGCTTAATCACATCAATATTCAAAGATTTGTAAAGGGCAAAACAAAGTGGGGTACTATTCAATTCACTCTATTTGATCCTATTACACCTTCAGGTGCCCAATCAGTAATGGAATGGGTAAGATTACATCATGAATCAATCACTGGTAGAGACGGATATTCTGATTTCTATAAAAAGGATTTAACATTTGATGTTTTAGGTCCTGTAGGGGATGTTGTATCACAATGGATTATTAAAGGAGCCTTGATTACTGAATCTAATTTTGGTGAATACAATTGGGACAATGAAGGAATAATCAATTTAACAATGACAGTTCAACCTGATTACTGTGTGTTGAATTTCTAATAGAAAATAATTATAGAAAGAGAGCGCGATTTTTCGCGCTCTTTTTTTATTTTCATATATTTATAATAAACAAAGTTATTAAAAATGAGTGAATTTAAATTCCCAACTGAAATTATAGAATTACCTTCAAAAGGTTTACTATATCCTGAAGGCCACCCTTTAAGAAGTGGCAAAGTAGAAATGAAGTATATGACAGCTAAAGAAGAGGATATTTTAACTAACCAAGCTTATATTGAAAGGGGTATTGTTTTAGATGAACTTCTTAAATCTTTAGTTGTAACTAAAGTTAATATTAAAGACTTAATTATAGGAGATAAAAACGCTTTACTAGTAGCAGCTAGAGTTTTAGGTTATGGTAAAGATTATTCTTTTAGTTATAATAATAGACAGTACACTGTTGATTTATCAACTTTAGAAAATAAATCTTTTGATGAATCTTCTATAATCCCTGGGGAGAATAATTTCCCATACACCTTGCCTGACAGTGGTACTCCCATAACATATAAAATATTAACAGGGCATGATGAGAGTAAAATAGATGCTGAGATTAAAGGATTAAAAAAGATTAACAAAGATAATTCCCCTGAACTCTCAACTCGATTAAAATATATAATTACCTCAGTTAATGGTTCTTCAGAACCTAAAGATATTAGAACTTTTGTAGACACTTATCTTTTAGCTAGAGATTCTAGAGCTTTAAGAAAACACATTAAAGAAACCCAGCCTGATGTTGATTTAACCTTTATAGATGATAGCAATGAGGAGATTGCTATCCCAATAAATCTAAACTTTTTTTGGCCTGACATTTGATATAATCCCTCAAGCTAGACTAGGTTTATTTAAGCAAATTCATGAAATAGTATTTCATGGTAAAGGAGGGTACTCATGGAGTGAAATTTATAACATGCCAATATGGCTTAGAAGATTTACTTTTAATGAGATACAAAATTATTACTCTAAAGAAAGAGAAGAATATGAAAAATCTTCTTAATAAAATAAATTATACTAAATGGCTACTCCTACTCCTCAAGAAATCCAAAGATTATTAGATAAATTAGATGCTGCTTATAAACGATTAGGAGAAGAAGATAATCCTTTTAAAAATTTTAATGTTAATCAATTTAAGGATGCTGCTACTGCTGCTAGAGCTTTAGAAGATGCTTTAAGAGGAGTTGAAGATAGATTAGACAGTGTTAGAGGTGATTTAGATTGGATTAATAAATCTCTTACTGATAGTTTAAATGAACTTTCTAAACAAGATGTGTATCTTAAAATGCAAAAATCATCTCTTAGTGATATTAGTAATATAGCTAGACAAGCTTTAGCTATTAGAAGAGGTGAAAGTGATCTTAATGATAAGATTCTTAAAAAATTAAAAGAACAAACTCGAGAAAATATAAGAAATCTAGAGAATGTAAGAGATGCATACATAAAACAAGGAAAATCAACAGAAGAGATAAATAAACAAATAGCATCATCTAAAGATTTAGAAAAAAATTTAAATGATATTGAAGATACTTATGAAAATATAAATAGTAAGTTAGGCTTTATGCCTAAAATAGCAGGTGGAATTGACAAAGCTCTTTCAAAACTTGGACTCCCAGACCTTGGTTTTTCAGATGCTTTAAATGATACCTTAAAAGCTGGTCAAGCAGCTGAGGGGTTGGGTCAAAAATTTAATGTTGTTGAAGAATTCACTAAAAGAGCAGGAGAGAATTTAAAGGGAATGCTTTCTAAAGCTAATCTAATTCAATTCGCCATAACTCAATTAGTAGATGCTTTAATTAAAACTGACAAAAACACAGGAGAATTAGCTAAAAATATGGGAGTTAGCTATGATGAAAGTCTAAAAATGGCTTCATCAATGTCTGATATAGCTAACCTCTCAGGTGAAACTTATGTTACAACTGAAAATTTAATTAAAGCCCAAACATCTTTAAGTAAAGCTTTTGGAACCAATGTTCTGTTAAGTGGAGAATTATTAAAAGATTACGCCCAAATAACAGAACAAGCTGGTTATAGTGCTGAAGCTGCTACTTCTTTAGGTAAAATTACCCAAGCTACAGGTGGTGATTTATCTAAAAATACAGCTTCTATATTAGGAACAGCTGCTGCTTTTAACGCTACTAATAAATTAGCTCTCAATGAAAAAGAAATTGTTGAAGAAGTAGCTAAAACAGGTGCGGCTACAGTTTTAACATTTAATAAAAATACTAAAGCTTTAGCTGATAATGTTCTTCAAGCTAAAAAGTTTGGTCTTAATTTAGAACAGGCTTCTCAAATATCTGAGGGATTACTTAATTTTCAATCTTCTATTGAATCTGAATTAGAAGCTGAATTATTAACTGGTAAACAATTAAACTTTGAACAAGCCAGATTTTTAGCTTTACAAGGTAAAACCGGGGAGGCTGCCGCTGAGGTTGCTAAACAAGTTGGAAGTTCAGCTGATTTCGCCGATATGGGTGTTCTAGCTCAAGAAGCTTTAGCTAAATCTGTTGGATTATCTCGTGATGATTTAGCTCAATCTATTTTAGACAGAGAAGTTTTAGCTAAGTTAGGAGAGAAAGAAGGAACAGCCCAAGAAGCTTATAACAACCTTAAAAAACAAGGTCTATCAGATGATGCTATAGCAGCTAAATTAGGTGATGAAAAATTAGCAACCCAACTTAAATCTCAGTCTATACAAGATCGTTTTAATGCTTCTATAGCTAAAATGCAAGAATTATTTGTATCTGTAGCGGAACCTATATTAGCTATTGTATCTCCTTTAATGGATCTAGTTATGATAGTTTTACCTCTTATTAATAAGTTACTTCAACCTATTAAAACCACATTTGATGGTATAAGTAAAATAATATCAGGAGACTTAGAAAATCTTTCATTTTGGGAAGCCGCATTAGGAGGAATAGCTGTAGTTTTAGGGGGTATATTAGGTTTAAATAGAGCTATATCTGTTATAGAAGCAAGAGTTACCTTAGCTAAGGAATTACAATTAGGTCTAGGGGCTCAAATATTAACTGGTTTAGGGCTTCAAAATATGGCTTTAAATTATCAAATAGCTCGAGAGCAAGGTATGAATGTTTTAAGAGCTATAGGTGTGACATTAGAACAAACTAAATTAGGAGCTATAATAGCTCAAGGTGTAGGTATTGTTAAAAATATAGGTAAGTTAATAATAGAAAACGCAGCTAGATTCGCTGGGGCTATAGCTGCCATAACTACAGCTTCAGCAGCTACTTTAGGTATAGGTATAGCAGCGATTGTAGCTGGAATAGCTGCGGGAGCTATGGCTTTAAAATCAGCTCAAAAAGCAGATGATATGGTATCTGAAGGAGGGTATGGTAAACGTACTCTCTTAGCCCCCGAAGGAGCTATTAAATTAAATGATAAAGATACTGTAATAGCTGGGACTAATTTAGGTGGTGGGGGAGGAACACAAGCTTCAACATCATCTCCTTCAATAGATTTAAGTCCTCTTTTAGCTAAAATGGATCAAATGAACACTATCTTAAATCAACTATTAGCTAAAGAAGGCACTGTTACTTTAGATGGTAATAAAGTTGGTACTGCTTTGACTATGGGATCTTATAAAATACAATAATTAAATATTTATAAACATGGCAATAATTAATCAATTACTTAAGCAAGGATCAATTTACTCTAACTTAGATGGAAGAGACGCTGCAATTCCTAATTTTAAAGAATCTAAATTACATAATGAATATTCTTTAAATGGTAAACCTGGATTAAAAAACAAACCTGCTCCTTCTATTTTAGATTTAAACGGTAAAATCCCTTCAAATAATTATAGAAATAATGCTCCTGAAGGGAGAACTTTCTAACTAGATGCCTTTAGTTGATCTAAAAACAAATCTCAAGTCTATAAAATATGGGCTTGATAGACCTAATATGGGTAGTAGTAAAGAACCTTTTATTACCAAACCCATACCGGATGAAATACCAGTTGACATTCCTGATTTTATATTAAGGGATGGGGCTTTAAAAAGAGGATTTGAAGATGTTTCTAGATTAACTCAATTATTTACTACTGTTAGAGGGCTTAGATTCATAGCTAATACTAACCTTTTAGCAGCCCAAAACCCTAAAATACCAGGATCACCAAGAAATTTATACTTACCAACCAGCACTATAGCTCAGGTTGGTGTTAATGCTATAGGTACTCATTTAAACCTTTTAGGTGAAACCCCTATTGATTTACCTAGTACCCCTATTAATATAGGTAATTTTTCTTTTAATATAGGAGGAGATACCTACTCCACTGAGTATAAAAATAATCATTCAGATCAAGATAGTAACAGGTTAGTTATTTTAACTCGAAAAAAAATAGGATTAAAAGGAGAAGAAGAAGGAATTGGAGATTTTTATATAGATCCTACTAAAGCTATTAAATATGGTATTGCTCTTTCTAATGATAGGTTAATATCTAACTATTTAGGTGGACCTGGGGCGGGCTTAACTGGGTTAAATACAACTATTAATAGGACAGAGTTTACAGTAGGTTCCAAAGGATATAGTGGTGAAGATATATCAACATCTAAATCTAATTCTAGAAACCAAATAGCTAACTCTAAAACTTCTTTAAATTTAACTAACTTATTAGGAGCTTCTAGTGAATACTTCACTTATACTGAAGTGAGTGGTATTCAAGTCCCTGATCCTGATCCTGAATTTTTAGGAATTAACCCTGGAGATGGGTCTCAATTAAAAACTTACGGTCCTCAAGATAATAATAGTACTTTAAGTATTAATTCTGATAAAGATTCTCTTATTTCTTCATCTTTACAAACTTCTTTTAACGAATCTAATAATTCTAAAACCTCAATCAATGGTTATAAATTATTAGGAGCATCTATCAAAGAAGGAATAAGTGATTGGTCTGATGCTGGATCAGGTTCAGTTGAAGTTGGGTTTAATTATGAAAATGGCACTCAAACCAAATTATATGGTCCTCAAGACAGTAATACTTCTTTAAGTAAGGATTCTAATAAGGATTCTCTTATTTCTTCATCTTTACAAACTTCTTTTAACGAGTCTAATAATTCAAAATCTTCAATAAATGGTAATAAATTATTAGGTGCTTCCCTCAAAGAAGGAATATCTGATCAAAACAATACAGGTTCAATTAAAACTGGTTTTGATGCAGATGGTAAACAAACCAAATTATATGGTCCTCAAGACAGTAATACTTCTTTAAGTAAGGATCCTAATAAAGATCTTCTTATTGCTTCATCACGACAGGTTTCTTCTGGTGTTACTTCTCTTAAAACTCTCTCATCTTATAAAAATTTGTTAGGAGCTTCTAAAGTATATGATGAGAGAAATAGTGTTAAAGAATCTTCAACAGCCCCTTTTACTGAACCTGAAGTTGATAAATCAGGATTTAATAACCTAAATCAACAGCTTAAGAGATATGGCCCTCTAGATAATAATATAGTCCCTGATAAAAACTATTTAGATTATAGATACCAAGGAACCCCAGCTTTAAGAGAAAATATAAGTTCATCACTTTATGAAATAGGTAGGCAAGGTAAAGTTGATATGTTGACTACACCTAATAGCCCTTATGGTCAAACTTTTTTTCCTAATTACACTGTAATAAATTCTCCTTTTATAGGAGATAAAAATTTTGATGCTATAAGAAACCAAAAAGATCAGTTTAACAGAAATAATACTGAAAAACTAAATCTTAGTAAATTTAGTGGAACTACACAAGCTTTAACCCCATTTTTAAAGGGGGCGGATGGGAAAAAAGAAAAAGATAGTGGAGGAGATGAAACAACTAATGAAGGCCAATTATATCCTTTCATTTTAAACCTAATAGACGCCGAATCCCCAGATACTAACCAATATCTTTATTGGCAAGCTTATATAGAATCATTTAGTGATAAAATTAACGCTGATTATGAAAATTATGAATATCCTGGTTATGGTACCTCTTTTCATAGATATAAATCATTTAGTAGAGAAATAAATTTAGATTTTACTATTGAAGTTCCTCATCCTGATCAAATGGTTATCATTTATCGTAAACTTGAAGAACTTATAAGACATTTAGCACCTAACTATGGTCAAGGTGGATATTTGCGTGGGAATTTTGTTAAACTTACATTTGGAGATTATCTAAGAGACACCCCATGCATCTTAAAAGGTTTCACAATAGAGCCAATATTTGACGGGGGATTTGACATAGGTCGTTCTGGTTATGGATCAAGAGGAAAAAGTTCAGGCTATCAATTACCAAAAGTTCTCAAATTAAGCGGTTTTAATTTTATAGTACTTGCTGATAATAATAACCAATTGATAAGAAAAAGTTCAACTTTTATTTCAAATAAGGAACATCCTTTAAATTAAAGTTAATATAAATGAATAGATATGTTAATATAACACCTATAGTAACCTCTTCATTAGGAAAACAATATTATTATGGAGCTAGGTATCCTGAGGTGGCTTATAGAAATACTGATTTTTATGTTATATCCCAAGAAGAAGATAGGTATGATTTATATGCTAATGAATATTATAGAGACCACACTTTATGGTGGATAATACCTGCTGCTAACCCTAAGTTACCCTTTAATTCTCTTTACCCTCCTTTGGGAGTTCAAATTAGAATACCTATAGAATTAACAGAAATTCTTTCTGATTATAAGTTATTAAATCAATTGTAAAAATTATAGTGGATATGAAAACACCTCAAGAAATAATTGGTGAATCTTTTGACGGGTATGTAAGTAAACAAATTGAACTTAGACAAACTAAATTAGGGCAAATTCAAAAAGATAATAAAATATTAACTTATGAATCTGGAAAAAGTCCTTGGATAAGACTTTGTTCTAGTGTTGATTTAGATTCAACCAAAGCCAGTGAATTTGCCTCCAAATATGCTAGCGGACAAAACCTTACAGGTAATCAATTAGCTAAATATTATATGTTATTTGGAGGAGTTAGCATGGGAGATTTTGGGACTGAAAATTGGAGCCCAAAGCAATTAAAAGGAGGAGTTGCTAATACCTACAATGTAAGTTATATACAACAAAATGCCTATGGTTTTGACTCAACCAATCAGTATGGCTTATCTCCTATGCCTGGGGTAACTTCTATAGATGTTGTTTCTCAAAACCAAGGCTCTTTAAGAGAAGCTACTATTAAAATTACTTGTTATAATATTTCTCAATTTGAGACAATTGAACTTTTATTTTTAAGATTAAAATATACTATTCTTTTAGAGTGGGGTCATTCTATGTATTTTGAAAACGGAACTCAAGATTTAAGAACTACTCCCTCTGTTAGTGATGTTTATGATAAATTTTTAAATGTATCTAAATTAGATCCACCTCAAGGACAAACGTATTTAAGAAGAGTTTTGGATTATATAGAAGTCCAAAGAGAAAGTAGTAGTGGTAACTATGATGGTTTCTTAGGGTGGGTAACTAATTATGAATGGGAAATGCAACCTAATGGCATTTATAATATAACTATTAAAGCTATTTCTCATGGTGATATTATTGAATCTTTAACTGTAACTACTCCTCGTTCTGATGAAAGTGGGGGTGATGAAGTTAAAGAACAAAACAAAGCTAATAATAGCACTTTAGGCAGAATTTTAAATGCCTTAAAAAAGGCCTTAGATGGAGATGATTTATTTACAGCTGAACAACCTGGATTCCCTGTAGCTACCTCAGACTTAACCTCAACAAATGGTGTTATCATTTCATATTTTCAAGATAAAGAAACAACATCTTCCTCAAATATAGCTAATTTAATTAAACTTAAAAATAAACCATATATAAATCCTTTTTATAATATGGCTGGGGAAGAAGTGGTGAGGATAGCACCCACAATGGGTGAGGGTAAAAATTTTTATTACATAACATTAGGGGCTCTTCTTAGACTAATTGAGAGTTTTTGTCTAACATACGACAAATCAGGAATTCCTACTTTTAACATATATTGGTCATATGAGGGCAATTATACTACTAATGCTGATCCTTATATAATGTCAAGTGATATTAATACTTGTTGGGCTTTTGGAGAAAGTGCTTTTGCTAATCCTGGTGAAGATTATAACAGCGCAAAAGCCTCAACTAAAAAAATAAGCTATATAGGAGACCAATTTTATAATAGTAGTGCTTCACGCTTATATTATATGTATGCTTTTCTTAACATAGATTTTCTTCTAACAAGGGAATCTTTCGATTTATGATTTTCTCTCAGCTATTTTAACAGCTATGAATGGGACTTTGGCTAACTATATTAACCTTGAACCTTACTATGATTCCACTACTCATAATTTATACATCATTGACAGATCTACCCCAGTTAAACCAAACAATCTTCCAACACTTATAAATGTAGGTTTAGTAAAACCAAATCAAGGTACCTTTGTAAAGAGCTTTTCAGTCAAATCTGAAATAACCCCAAATTTAGCTTCTCAAATAGCTATAGGTGCTCAAGCAAATAATGAAGATGTAGGTGTAGAATCTATAGCTTTTTCTAGGTGGAATGCTGGTTTGACAGATAGAATTGTACCTAATAAAATAGTCCCCAAAAATAGCACAGAAAACAGTGATAATTTTTTAGGTCTTAAAAAGGACACTATTTCTTATTTAACATATACTATAACAGAAGATTACCTCCCAAAAAGTTATAGAGATAATATAGAATTTATTATTAAAGGTATATCTAATACAGTCGATCCTTCAGGATGGACTACTAAAATTGAAGGTCTTAGCATTCCAAAAGGAAATGAAGCACTAAGTGGGGGAGTTAGAACTAGTGAAGCTGGTGCTTTTGATAGTAATAGAGATAGAAGTGTTTCTACAAATGATGGGGGAAGTGTTGCTACTCCAAATAGTGCTGGGTTAACTCAACCAACAACAGGGGGAAAGATAGTACATGATTACACGGGTCAAGCTGGTCAAAATGTTCAATTGATTTTAGACGCTTTAAATGCTGTGGGTCTTACTAATCCTATATCTCAAGTAGGAGTTTTATGTACTGTATCTAAAGAATGTGGATTTTTACTTAAAGGAGAAATTGGTTATAATAACACTTCTAATGAGAGAATCAGAAAGATTTTTAAAACTAAACTTGGAAAACAAAGTGATGCTTTTATAAATGATCTAAAAAAAGACAAAGTCAGATTTTTCAGTTATGTATATTCTGATAATTATGGTGGTTTAGGTAATGGAAGTGCTGCTTCTAAAGACGGGTGGACATATCGAGGAAGAGGATTTAATGGTCTAACAGGAAGAGCTATTTACAAAAAGTATGGTGATCTTGTAGGTGTAGATATACTTAACAATCCTGATTTAGTAAATAAAGATTTAGCTTTGGCAGCTAAAATACTTGTTCAATTTTTAGTTGTCCAACCCAAAAATAAAGGATCATACACAGTGTTCCAAAATACACAACAAGCTATTTTAAAATTTGCTGATTTGAATAACGGAGGCACCCCAAATACTATGCAACGAGAAAAAGCCTTACAGGCAGAACGTCATTTCAAGATTGTAGGATAAAAATATTTATAACTATGCCTTATACCCCTAAAAGTAGGATCCAAACTAATCTTTATACAGAAGGCCGTGAATATACTTTACAAATAGAAGGCCCAGAAGACCCTGGTTATGTTGGGTATTATCATAAATTATATAATGGTAAAATCTACACTGGGAAAAGCCCAGATGACAAACCTAATTCTCCTCTTTATCCTATTCCTTTTAATGATGGGAAATCAACTTATGGTTTTTTTGATCTCCCAAATAATAATCTTATTTTAGATGGAGATTCTAATGTTGCTGGTTATTTAACTCTTAAAAATTTATTACCTGATTCTAAACGTTCTTCTCCCCCACTTTATTTAACCCAACCAACAGAACAAGATTATAAAATAGGAGAATTCAGAAGGTACTTTTGTAAAAAACGTAATGAATTCACTTACTTAGAAATTTCTAAGTCTGATTATGACAAATTAACTAAAAAAGACTCCACTATAGATTTTATAACTTGGTTTCCTTTTAATATTCCTTGGTCATTAACAGGTGATAAAGATAAAGTGAGCCAAACTAATAAAAATATAGTTTCACTACAAATAAATAAAGATAAATTACACGGTTTTAATAAGTATTTAAAAGAAGATTATCTAAAATATTATAAAGCTTAAATATTTATTACTAAACCCCCTATAACAACATGGCTGAAAGGTTTAGAATAGACTTAGGCTTTCCCGCTTTATATGCATCTCTATCAATGGATACTAAAGGTATCACTGATGGAGTTGTAGTTTATGATAAGGAAAGACAACAATTATTCTACACAGGAAGTTATGGGGCTGGGGGAGGGGGCATTGATCCAAGTTTATACTTAAAAACAGCCTCAGCCAATCTTAACATAATTACCTTTACTAAAGGAGATGACTCTCAATTTACCATAACAATTGATACAGGTAGTGGTGGTGGAGGTGGAGGAGGTATAACTAACATAACAACAGGGGATGGTCTTTCAGGAAGTCTGTCAGGTACTACTTTTACTGTAGAAGTAGATTATTATGGAGCTGATAATGTTATATTAGACGCCCCCAATTTCTCCCCAGGCAATGAAAGTAGAGCTGATGATAAATTACTTATCTATAACCAATTTGATGGTGAAGTCCAAGATATTACTATCCAACAATTTATAGATGGTTATAGTATAGGGGGTGGAAGTAATTATTGGATTTTAGATAATAATAATATAGTTAATAGTGGAAGTTTAGATGTTATTATATCATCATCTTTAACTTTAGTTCAAACTAGTAGTAATGATGATATTCTTACTATTAAAAGAGGAAGTGAAACTTCATTAAAAGTTAATAATCAAGGTGTGTTAACTTTATCACCTAATAGTTTTTTTCCAACAGCAGTAACAGGTGGTATAATTTATAAAGATAATGAATTTTATTTCGGCTTCCAATAATATTTATAATAAAATACTAAGTTTTATGGCAACTTTTCAAGATATCAAAGCAACAGCAATTAAAGATTCTTCAATTGAATCTCCTATTAAAAAAAATGAGCTTCCTCAATTAAATTTAGAGGAAAATAAATATTTACTAGCACTAGTTGCTCGTTCTGACTTTAAGGGTCAGGAAGTACAGATAGTTTATAACATAGTTTTTAAGTTACAAGAAATAATAAAAAACTCAAATACCTAAATAAATGGCTGAATGGAAAAAGGTAATAGTATCAGGCTCTAATGCTGAACTAAATAACATATTTGCTAAAGGATCTATTACTGGGAGTAATGTTAGCTCCAGTGGTAATCTATTCGCCAGTTTAAGTGCTGTACCTCAAAATTGGGTTGTTACTTATAAATCAGAAAGTGGTCAATTTCATTA